TGTTCCTTTGTGTGACGTCTGAGTCGTAATACAACTTCTTGAAGTTCTCGCCACCTTTATCCAGAGCGTTTGATGTAGAACCCATCATACATTTCCCGATAATCCTAGAACCTAGTCTAAGACAAGTCTTTGTAACGCGCCAGTTATTGAGTATATTATCTGGTCTTTCCCACTTACCACTTTCATCGTGTACAAGCAGTCTTAACTTCTCACCATCGTAAGAGTTATCACCAGTATTCTTCCAGTCGATGGTAGTATCTAGACCTTCTAGTATCTCCTCGTCTGTTTTCTTTATGTTCTTTCTTGTTAATTTAGATGCTGGAACCCTATACGCTAGTTCAGATTTAGGTCTGTCCATACCGTCTTGTATAGGTTTGAAAAAGAAAGGATAGTTTACAGATATAGGCACAACCTTATCGGTAAACATCTTCTTGGCATCAGAACCTGATTTAGACAGTATACCAAACCTAGCATCAGAAGAAATAGTAGCTTGGTTCACAGTCTCAGAACTAGACATGAATGAGAAACCACTACGTCTGTTCTTTAGGTAACACATACCATAAGATCTCTTATCAGCCTTACAAGCCTCCCAGAATATGAAGAAAAGCCTATTAGCCTCACGAAAATCAGGGTGACCGACATCGATCTTTGTCCACTGAAGGTACATGTAATGTGTACCAGTTATATACGTCGGCACACCGTTGTTTTTAAACCAGAAACCATTTTCCCTACGATTGAACTCTTCGTCGATGTATTCTTCCCATCGTTCTTTGAAATCATCAGGGTAATCTTTCCAGTCAAAAACACTCTTTATGTTCTTTAACTCTTTAGGATATTCAAATGGTTGCCATCTGTTTTCTTCAAACTCGTGAACGTTTTTCTCTTTTGGTAATGCTATACACAAATTCTGTATCTCGTAAATATCACCTATCTCGCCGGTTTTACTGATCACAACAAAGTCAAATTCTTTATTGTAACCATACTCCCATTTTTTAGCGCGATTATATCTCTTAATCGTGCTCTGCTTTATAGGCTCTACTTTTTTATACAGTGTTTGCTCGTACATTACTTAGATCTTCGTTCGGCAAAACCAGAGAAAGATTTTTTCTCTTCTTTTTCAACTGGTTTGTTTTCTAGTATCGCCTCTTCCTCTGTTATTCTATTGAGTATTTCTAAGGCATCTAGTATAGCCAGTTTCTTAGTAGCTGCAGCATTTTTTAGTCTGTCTGCGGAAACATCGTCATCCGTGTTGGTGATTATAGGTTCTTCAGCAACTTTTATAAGCTCCTGAATAGCCTTACGACCAGCTTGGATTATACTCCTTTTTGTTTCCTTTATGTCCATAATTTATGGTTATAGCTGCGGAGAGAACACGGTATAAACGTTCACCGTCTATAACAAACTCGTATTCGCTCCGGGGTGTGAATCCTACCAAATCACCTTGCTGCAGACCCTGTGATTTGAGGTCATCACCCAACATTTTAATCACACCAATATGTGGCTTTTCTTTATCAATAGACCACATGTCTTCTGACTCTATAGGTTTTACAAAACAAAAACCATCTAAAGCCATCCATTCATCATATCTCTTGTAAGCAAACACTTGGTCTGGTCTACATAGATATGTATCCTCATCAAAAAAGCTTCTACTGTTTTTCTCTTTTCCTCTAACATCATAGAATCTTCTAAAAACATTATGATGTACTATGACATCATCTCCAGGAATAACACCACCACAGTCTCTCAGAGGAGCTCCTATGACAGTGCCTATCCTGTTAACGTACCTATGATCTTGCAGATCGGTGTTAAGTATAAGTTCTTTTCCATTCAGATCCTTCTTATTACTATTTCTGGATCCTTTTGGTTTAACAACAAAGTCAAAAACAGATCTCATTAATACTCTAAATTATACTCTACAGCTATACCCATGTTTTTATTGAAATCTTTCCATGGTATAACTGTATTGTCTTTAGAAATGTAGATACTAAATCTATCGTTCTCTTCTACAATGCTAACGATACTATGCCCTCCATAGACCTCTTGACCTACAGAGTAATGCATAGCTTCGTTTTTATAATCTCTACCGATGCTGATCTTTCTAATCAGCTTATCCATTATTCTGCAGGCTCAGCCATTTCCTGGTATTCACCAGTGTTAAGATCAATAGTTACTTGACCGTATTTTTCCTCTAATTCTTGTTGAACAATCTTAACCTCAGCCTCCAAGCCCATAATGCTTGAAATCATTTGGTTTTTCTGGTACTCCATTTCACCAAGAGTCTGCTTTGATCTTGTTAGCTTGTTTACAGTTAACTGTAGTTTTTCTAATTCTTCCTTTGTTAGTTTCTTCACTTTAGTTGCCATATGAATAATTTTAATAAATACTATATCAAATATAACACATTTACAATAAAACTAATGTCTGGCTATTAGCAGTTACGAAGTCATAGTTACCACTATCATCCGCTGCATTGGCAGAAGGTACAGATGTAGATGTATCACCAAATATAAGGTCAGTACTTAATCCAGCATCTGATGCAGATATAGGTGTACCAGAATTGTACATAGAGCTGATGTTACCAGAAGTCAAAAGCTTGTCCCACATATGCATATACATGTAATCTGCAATACGGCTACCGTCTGTGTTATGGTCATTACCACAGAACGTAAGTTCATCAAGGTTCATGTTTGAACGAGTGCCATTGTTAGATGCAGCAGCACTAGTTAATTGAGTTCCGTTCCAGTATATCTTAAAAGCGGAAGAGGCAACAGTTTGAGATGCATCGTAAGTCAATACTAGATGAACAAAATTGTTACTGTTAACATTACCTCTATTAGAGCCAGTCCAAGTGTTTGAAGCGCTTGTGCCAGTACCAGTAGCAGAGTTGTTGCCGTGCAATGCCCATTGTGCATTAAAGTTTGTAGCGTTACTTCTGTACATGGCGTTAAACCTATTCAATCCATAATCATACTGTAAAAAGAATCGGTTTGCTGTTGATGTAGTTCCAGAAGGAGTTAAGTCAAATATAATCAAGTTCAAATCTGTTGCTGCCCACTGAGGTCGTATCCACAATGAAGCACTGAAGTCTTCAGATGTAGACTGAACTGGTTTATCAGTAGGTGTATCCCACTTGATATCATTACTTAAATCCCAATAATACTGCGCTGGTGGTGCGGCACTATGGTCGTACCCTTTCCACTCTGACATAGTGTAAGGAGGCTCTCCATCTGGGTAGCTGGTACTATTGGTATTAATAGATGCATAAATACCGCTTTCCGCATCCTTCAAAGAAAAGTTTCCTTCAGTACTTCCAGGTATTAATTCTTGCCGAATCTCCGACATCTTAACTTGTCCAGTTCCTATAGCCATTATGCAAACAATGATGAGAACGCAATAACGTCTCCTTTAATATGTAAGTCACCATCACTCTCCATGCGTGCTACATGAGCGCCACCTGCGTAGAAATCAATATGGTTATTTGTATTGTCAAACGTAATATAGTTGTTTGTACTAACACCTACGTGAGTAATACCATCACGAAGGTCAGCCTCTACACTAAACGAATTGCTGTTCAAGTCTAGACCGCTACCAGCAGTATAAGTCGTATTAGCATCTGTCCAAGGGACATTTACATAAGCCTTGTTACTAGCGTCTAATTGCACTGGGTAGTTCTTAGCGTTTGCAGTGTATCCAATTTTAATACCACCAAGCGCTGAAGATGTTGCGGCTGGCAATGTATAAGTGCCACCACTGCTTACAGTTGTAAAAGATAAAGTGCCATTACCATTTGTAGTAAGAACTTGCCCTGCTGAACCGTCAGCTACATTAAGCTCTGTAATACCTATAGAGTTAGCCGCAATACCAGTTAAGTAAGTACTTGTATCTACACTCAAGTTACCGTTAGCATCAGATGCGATAAGACCTGCTCCATATGCGTTAAAACGAATAGTACCGTCAGACTTAATAGACATTCTGTGATTCAATCCGCCAGAGTAAGTATAAAACTTCATAGCGGAGTTTGTAACCGTGCCAGTAGCATCTTGTTGAACTATAATTTGTCCAGTTGGCGACCAAGCATTACCGTTATGGAAGTTAAGTGCTACACCATTGCTGTTTGTTCCAGCTGCTGTATTCACAAGGCCAAGAGCGTGTACAACGCCTCCGCTATTAGCTTCTCCAAGAAGGGCTACATCAGAACGACTACCAGTATTTGTAGTACCTGCACCTACTTGAATGTGAGCCGTTGGTGAGGTAGTGTCTGCTGCAATGCTATTCGTACCGAGCAAGATATCTCCACTCATTGTGCCACCAGACTTGTAAAGAACATCTGAATTTCCAGTATTCATTACAGTATACTCAGTTACAGCCGTATATCCTGATACAGTGGTGCTTCCATCAGCGCCAGAATTTGAATAAACAGCAAAGCTTCCATCACTGATATGACCAGTTGCTGTTAGCTCTGCAAATTGTGCAGCTTTAATATAAACGTCTACAACTGTATTGGAGACATTCACTATTCCAACTTCACTAACTACTTCAGAAGATGCGGTAGAATGATTATAGAAAACCACATCATAATTATTGTCATTATTGAGCTGACCAACAATATGACCCATAGCAGGGAGAGCGCCATCGCCATAAGACGAACTTCTACCAGCAAGCGTAATCATAAATCTTGAAGACTGGCTACTAGTGATTCTCGCTATTCTCCAGTATGAATTACTAGTGTCAACCGTATTATCTAAAGCCCTCCAATTATAAAACTTAGAGTGCCCATCGGTAGTAGTACCCTTGGCAAAAGTTATTAGCTCCGCAGCTGTATCGGCATTTGTAGCAGAAATGAAATCTGTTGCTGCAGAAGCTGCTGCCGTACCAAGTGTAGGTTTATTTTTAATATAAGCATCACTTGTAGTAGTGGCCTCATTCCAGTCTGCTTGTACGTTTACCTCTGCCCCAGATGCAATGCCATCAAGTTTAG